CCACTGCACGTACCTGAAGGTATCACCGATGTCGATGAGCTGTGGAAAGAGCTGACCTCTGAGAAACCCCGAGCTATCGGCGAGTACCCTTGGGAGGCACTGAACAAGCTGACCTATGGCTTCCGACCGACCGAGCTTATCACCCTGTGTGCTGGCTCAGGACTGGGCAAGTCGGCTATCCTTCGGGAAGTAATCATGCATCTCAAAGCTACCACTGACCACCGCATTGGTACTCTATTCATGGAGGAGAGCGTGTCACGTACAGCCGAGGGGTTCATGGGCATCGACCTGAACACACCACTACACCTGCCTACCAGCAGGATCAAGAACACGGACGAGGAATACAGGCAGTCGTATGACCGCACCATCCGCGACCAGCAGATCGTCATCATGAACGCAGCCTTTGATACAGGGGCCACAGTTGAGGACATCATTGGACGCGTACGGTACTTAATCAAAGCAATGGATTGCAAGGTTATTGTACTGGATCACATCTCTATCCTAGTGTCAGCTGGTCAGCATAACGACGAGCGTAAGGCACTGGATGAGATCATGACTAGGCTCAGGGCTATGTCTCAGGACACAGGGGTATGCATCTTCGCAGTCTCCCACCTGAAGCGACCCGAAGGTAAAGGTCATGAAGATGGCGCAGTCACTAGCGTGTCACAACTCAGGGGATCAGCAGCGATTGCTCAACTCTCTGACTTTGTGATTGGTCTGGAGCGTAACGGACAGGCTGAGTGTGAGATCGAACGTAACACTACGCAGATCAGGGTACTTAAGAACAGGTTCAGTGGTATGACAGGACCAGCAGGTCATGTGTTGTACAACTCTGAGACTGGTCGGCTGTCTGAGTATGAACCGCAAGAGAACGAGGCTGATATACTATGAGTAGGCTGCTTGGAGACTACACCTTAAAACTAATGGGACGTACTGAGTTGGTTGATGGTATTCCGTATTGGAGTAAGACTAAAACTACCGAAGCTAGACCCATGGCTTCCCCCTTCTGTAACTGCCACCCGTTTGAGTTACTTACTGACTCCGTAGCTTACGCGCTAGAGACGGGTGACTCTGAGGGGCTGGTGATTACAGGCTTAACACCAAAGGCCAAGAGGGAAAAGCTACTAATGGAGGAGTATAAGCCATGAGTAAGATGGGAGCTTATGTTCTCGAACTTCAAACTAAACAGGAGGACGCTGAGTATGTACACTCAAGAGCGCGCAGTAACGTTGGACATAGAAACAAACCTCGCATGGGATCATATCTGGATGGCAGTAGTACGCTATCGCAGCGGGGAAGTAGTAGTGTGCGAAACGGTAGGCGATCTACACCGAGCACTGGCAGGAGTGGACTGTGTTATTGGGCACAACTTGATAGCATTCGATCTTCCGATACTGAAGAAGGTGTGGGGCTTTGAGTGGAATAGGGATGTTACTGATACTCTTGTTCTCTCTCGGCTGCTGGAGCCTTCTATTGATGGCGGTCATTCCCTTAAGGCCTGCGCACTACGGGCAGGACAATCCCTCAAGGAAGACTTCGACGCAGCAGACTTCGACCTCGGACATATACCCTTGGTCAGAGAACGAATGACAGCATACTGCATTGCAGACTGCCATGCTAACTATGATGTTTACTTAGACTTACTAAAGAAGAAGGAGAGCTTGGGATTCTCGGATGAATCCTATGATTTGGAAGCAGAGGTGAGACGGATCACTACTATCCAAGAGGACAACGGCTTCGAGTTTGACTTCGATGCTGCTTGTACCTTATACAATAGTCACAAGGATCGGATGGATGCAATCACAAACAAACTACAGGAGGTGTTCCCCCCAATCATAGAGGAAAGATACAGTGACAAGACAGGCAAGAGGCTCAAAGACAGAGTTACCATCTTCAACCCCGGATCAAGGCAGCAAGTGGCTGAACGTCTTGAGTCTAAGGGTGCAGTGTGGACGGAACACACGCCAACAGGAAAGCCAAAGGTCGATGAGACGACGCTGGAACAACAGTCCCATGTCCCAGAGGCTCAAGATGTTCTTGAGTATCTCATTATTAGCAAGCGCATCGGCATGTTGCGTTCTTGGTTGGACTCCGTGTCTGATGACGGGCGCATCCACGGACGGGTCAACACCTGCGGTGCAATAACCGGACGTATGAGCCACAGCAAACCTAACATGGCACAGATACCCAGCGGTAGCGAATATCGTGAGCTGTTTATTGTACCTGAAGGTAAGAAGCTGGTAGGAGTTGACGCTTCAGGCTTGGAGCTGCGTATGCTGGCACACTATATGGGTGACCAAGACTACACAGACCTGATACTGAACGGAGACATTCATACATACAATCAGGAGGCGGCAGGTTTGCCGACACGTAACGATGCTAAGACTTTTATATACGCGTTTCTGTACGGCGCTGGCGACGCTAAGATCGGATCGATCGTCGGAGGCGGAGCGAAACAAGGAGCTACTCTTAGACAGAAGTTTCTACAGTCCCTTCCAGCACTTCGACGACTACTCGACCGCGTTGGCATGGCTGCTGCAAGAGGGCACATCAAAGGGCTGGACGGACGACGAGTACATGTACGCTCTGAACACGCTGCTCTTAACACGCTCTTACAATCAGCAGGAGCGATAGTAATGAAGAAGGCATTGGTCATTGCCATAGGTAGGCTGGACGAATACAGCTATCCGTACAAGCTAGTGGCCCAAGTGCACGATGAAATGCAAGTAGAAGTACCGGAGGTATATGCTGATCGGGTCGGCATCATCTTCCGTAATGCCATACGGCAGGCTGGTCGGGAGTTAAATCTCAACTGTCCTACCGAGGGCGACATGCAGATAGGCTCGTCATGGGCCGACACACACTAAACAATCAAAAGGATATTATTATGACTATTAAAGCAGATGCATTCCTAGTTCGCGGCAAGCTTGGCTTCAACGACCTAGTAACTCCCTTCAGCTTCCAAGGTAAGGGTACTCCCAAGTTCAGCTTCACCTTGACTAACCTGAGTCAGCAAGCAGCTGAGCGCATCGAAGAGCGCTTCGGTTCTAAGACTGGCATGGGTACTGACCGCATCAAGTTCGACGAAGAGTATGCAGACAATGGACAGACTACTAAGTTTGCTTCAGCGTTCGCTATCCCCGTCAAGCTGGACGGTGTGCCGATCATCTCTCAGGGTAAGGACGCAGCTGGTAACAACACAGCAGTAGTGCTCGACCCCATCGCCAGCAAGATCGGACGTGGCTCCGAGGTAATCGTCAAGGTGTTCGCTGACAAGAACGACAACCCACGCGCTTCATACGTGGACATCGTTGATCTTGTTACCTTCGACGGCGACGACGCTGAAGAAGATGACTCTGATCTGGACGTACTCTAATGGATAAGCCTACGTTCTGGGGTATCGACGGGGATATAATCGTTTACAGGGTGGGCTTCGCCTCTAACGAGGATAGCTTGGAGGATGCATTGAAGTCTACTGATGCAGCCCTTCAGGCTATCGTCAATGAGTGCGGAGAAGAGGCAGCCATATACTTAACAGGAGGTACAGGTAACTTTAGGTTCGGCGTTGACCCCAACTACAAGCAGAATCGTAGCGGGGCAGACAAGCCTAAGTGGTACAAGGAGATCAGGCAGCACATGGTAGATAAGTACGATGCCATCATGCAGCTGGATCAGGAAGCAGATGACGCGCTAGCCATTGGTGCTTGTCTCTGGGGGCATGGCATTGCTACCTTGGACAAGGATCTGGATGGCTGCCCCGGCTGGCATTACAACTGGGTCAAGGGTACGACATACTACGTGAGTGAGCTGGAAGCAGACCGCTTCTTCTACACACAGATGTTGACCGGCGACGCAACCGATGGCATCCCCGGCCTGTTCAAGATGGTCGGTAAGAAAGCTATGCCCAAGACCAAGGCTCCCTTGCAGGAGATGACTACCCCCGCTGAGATGTATGACCATGTGTATACAGTCTACTGCGATGGGTACGAGGGGGCCGGCATGTGCTTGGATGAGATGCATGAGGTGGTAGATGCATGGCTGCTTCGCATTGGCCGACTACTTTGGATGCGCCGTAAGGTCAACCAGATGTGGGAGCCACCAACCAATGGGTAGGAAAGTAGAACGTACTAGAAACACTGGGCAATGGACCGAGGCTAGGTACTTCGGGTTCATTCGCTCAGCATTACGCTCGGCCTTCATGAAGTGGGGGCCGAAGCATCAAGCCAAACTAAATGCTAAGCAAGGATACAACAGTTATCTATGTGCTGCTTGTGATGAGACCTTTGGATCAAAGGATATAGAGGTGGATCACATCACACCAGCCGGATCACTCAAGACCTACGATGATCTCCCCGCCTTCGTCGAACGTATGTTCTGCGAGGTCGATGGATTTCAGGTACTGTGTAAACCTTGCCATCAGCTAAAGACTAATGAGGAAAGGAAGAAGAAATGAAAGCGGATTGGGAAGCACTATTAATAGCTGTCATGGGCATCACCGTGTTCAGCATACTGATCGTTGGATCATTACAGGTAGCAGGGAGCAGCACACTATGAGCCGCGTAGGAATCATTGGAGATACACACTTACCGTTTGAATTGGAGGGCTACCTTGAGTTCTGTCAAGAGACTTTTGAAGCTTGGGACGTTGATACCATTGTACATATTGGTGACATGTTTGACAATCACAGCCTCAGCTTTCATGATAGTGAGCCTATGCTTCACAATGTTCTGGGCGAGTATGAGTCGGCGTTTGCACGAGCAGCTGATTGGTATCGAGCCTTCCCTGAAGCTACACTTATCGTTGGAAACCATGATCGAATCCCTGCTCGACAGCTTCGCAAGCTAGGCATGGAGCCTTCGATCTTCATGCGTCCCATCGAAGACCTGTTCGGTATGCCCGAGGGCTGGACCGTAGCGGATCAGATCGAGATCGACGGTGTACTCTACCACCATGGTGAGACAGCAGGCGGCGTCAACGGTTTCCGTAAGGATGCCGAGAAGCGTATGCGCTGCACAGTCTCTGGTCACAACCACAGCAACGCAGGTATCTCAGCTACAGCTACCGATCAGGAGTTGGTCTGGGGTATGGGTGTAGGCTGCGGCGTAGACCACAAGCACATGGCGTTTGCCTATGGCAAGCACTTCGCTAACAAGCCTATCATCGCTTGCGGTGTAGTGATTGACAGTGAACCCCACATTGAATACATGAACCTCGGTTCTAAGGTGCGACGATAATGGACTTCTCTATAGCAATGGACAACTTACGCGACCTCGATCCCGATCAGGTTGTAGACGTGCTGGGTATCTCGACAGCTGAGCTGCTGGAATCCCTTGAGGACTACATCGTAGACTGGGCCGAGGACAGGGAGGAGATATGAGTGACGATGCTTGGGCACTCTGTAATATAGGCACAACCGTGTTCGGCTTTACGTTCGGCGTAACTTTGCTAGCTGCTTCACTTGCTACGTCATCGGCTGAGCGTGAGTGCCATGCTTATGGTGAGCTGACAGGATACGAGGTGCGAGTTATCTCAGGATACATGTGTATGATTAATGATCCCGATAAGGGATGGATGAGTTATGAAGAGCGCGTTGGAAGAGGTGTTAAGATATGAGTGTAGTGACAGGTAACTTCGGGGGCCGTGAGGTCTCCGAGAAGGATCGGATAGATGCGACTGATGCACTGGATGCCTTCATCAACTACCTTGATGGGGCAGATGCTGAGGTGGCTATCGTGGCGTACTTGCCAGAGGTAGGACAGGTAGTGGTGGGCAGCAACTTGCTTAGCACTGACAGCACACTAACTGTATTAGACATGGGTAAGTTCCACATGCTCACTGCTCTCTTGGAGGGTGGCGACGACGGGACTCACCTGTTCATGGACATAGGAGATGACGATGACGACTAAGTGTGACAGGAACAAAGCACATGACGAGTACGACAAGCGCATGAATGAGTACATGCGTCCGTCTTCTGATCGTAGCTTACGGTATAACAACGGCAAGCCCGACTACTCACTGATCCCGCTGGCTTCACTGAAGGAAGCAGCAAGGGTACTAGAGTACGGTGCTACTAAGTATGCCATTGACAACTGGAAGAAGCCAACCAACTGGCGTGTGTCTTATGCTTGCTTGATGCGGCATATGGCAGCATGGCAGGATGGTGAAGACCTCGACCCCGAGTCTGGCTACAGCCACTTGGGACATGCTGCATGTAACATCTTGCAGATGCTTCACATGTTAGAGAACCATCCAGAAGAACTAGAGCGATGAGCTGCTATCTATTCGGCCTGTTCTCAGGCTTGGCAGCATTGCTTATTCTATTCGTACTTGCAGTATATAAGGAGACAGGACAATGATGGTAGATACTTGGGCCGTATACCTACTGGCGCTAGCTTTGATCGGCTGCGCCTCGTACATCACCTACCTGCTGAGGGTGGTCAATCAGTATCAAGATGACGTGGCTGTATTAACCACAGTCCTACAGCTGGCTTCCGAGCAGTGGAAGAAAGACAAGGAGGAGGAGAATGAGACGCGTCACTGAGACGGAATGGGAGGATGGCTACGCACAGTGGTACGAATCCAATGGCACTAAGATCCGGATCTTCACCCGCAAGTCTTGGGATGAACTGGAGCTACTAATGAAGAACTGGTATACGGAGAGGGCTGAAGAATACTTCCGCGTCCGTCATCACACTGACCTCGGGAGGATTGAGCTATGACTAGACTATTCTTGTATATAGGTATGGTCCTGCTGTCACTGAAGATCTTCATGGTGTATGAGGCTCAGGCAGAGGCGGGGATGATCCCCTTTGATTCTCCGGTTGGAGAGATAGGTGGGCGGGGGCATTGGTATAGCCTCCGTACTATGAAAGGTGCAGACTACTGGAACGACCCAGCTGTTATGTCCGACATTCGTGAGAACGACGACGGTACATACAGCATCATGGGTGAGGCTCCAGTGTCTGTCTTTCTGGTGTTGCATCCTAGCTGGCACGTAGGCGATGAGCCTTGGCGTAGAGCTATCGACTGGATGAGACAAGCCGAGCAGATGTACCGCAACAGCGGTGTACCTGTTAGGTTCGTCATCGAGGGTATCGAGACATGGGAGGATATGCCAGACACGGTTGAGTCTGCGTACCACGCCATGGACTTCGATAGGTATGCCCAGCATGGGGCTGACCTAGTGATAGGTCTCAAGCCCTACATGGCAGGAGATCCCTACTGTGGGATTGCTGGGGTCCGTGGTCGTAAGTCTGTATCCAGCTGTAGTCCTAAGACACTAGCGCATGAGATAGGCCACAACTTAGGCTTAGGCCATGCTCACAGTGAGGGCTATGCTGGTAAGAAGGGCTACTGCGTGGCTCCCTATGCCAGCGCCGCTGCCTGCACCAAGGGTACACTGATGTCCTATGCAGGCAATGGTCGTATCCCTCTGTTCGCAGCCAATGGCTTCACCTACGATGGCGACCCCATCGGTGACGAGGAGCACACAGCAGCTGAGCACCTTCGCTCTGCCGTGGTCGGTAAGGCTCTAGCTTGGGAGCTTAGCCGCGACCTCGCATCAGATCATAGCACTCCCGAAGAGATCGAGCTGTGCCTCGGAGAAGTTCAGGAGGACTAGGGATCGCAAACCCCGCAAGCAGGACTAGCAGTAGCAACTCATGTATCTCTAGTCCTGCTTCGTTTACCACCTGCCCGACTGCACCTTCAAATACTTCCTTACTTCCACCACCCACTGAGACAGCCGTGTTAGCGTTCTGAGCGACGCTATCGTCACCCTCTGTCTTGGCCTGCCCCACGTTAGCATCTACCTCTAAGCCCTTCTCTGGGCCTCCCAGCAGCATCTCAGCTGCCTTCGGGACCACACTACTGCACGATGTCAGTGACAACGCTAAGAGACTTAGGCAAAGGATCTTTATTAAAGTATGCCTCAAGATATATCCCTCCAAATGTAAGACACACAGTGAACACAGCAGCGACGAAGCCGCTCCATCTCCTGTCTATCCTATCGAACCGATTCATTATAGCCTCAAGTCTGTCTGCTGCATCGGTTCGTACATGTTTCATGTCGGCCTCCAATGTAGCCAGTCTTCTCTCAAGTTCCATCTCTCTATCCTCCGTCACCCCTATCACTCCTTGTGTTGGGACAGGGGCCGGAAGCCCCGTTAGTTAATAATCATCTGGTCCTTCGACTACATCATCTGCCCATATGAGCTGACGTATGCCCGGTATGTTTCTAGCCATAGCGTTTAGCTCGTCTTCGCTGAACTCCTCATCTGACATCAGACGTCTGATGATGAACTCAGCTGGACTAACCGCAGCTGCTGCTGCTGGTGGAATCACTCCCTGTACAATTCCATGTCTCTCAATGCGGTTCAGGTCGACCAAACCACCTGTGACAAAGGATGTACCCTGTCGAGCGAACTCTTCGCCAAAGGTATTCTCGTTCTCGATACCACGGAACAGCTCTTTACGGCCGGGATCGACCACAGAGTTGACAGCCACAAGGAACATAGAGTATCTAACACTGTTCTTAAGCGCCTTACTCATCTCCTTACGACCTGCATCTGTGTTCAGCCCCAGCTCGTGTGCTCTGTGCAGCGGCTGGAATACATCAGTGTGTGCACGAGATGCCATCTTAGCCATATACATCTTCATGCTGTACAAGACCCTACCGTTCTTCATCTGGAGGTACTGAGGTGGTACAGCAGTACGAGACAGTGGTTGGATACGGCCGAGTGAGTAGAACGTAGCTTCAAGTATGGCTGGGTTTCTGGGATCACCAGACTTCAGCCCCTCGTATAACTCGTCTACCTTATCAGCTGGCAGTCCTTCAGCAAACTTACTCTTACCTAGAGCCTCACGGCTGTAGCCTTGCATCTGCTTTAGTGAAGCGTTGATGTTGACCTCTTGGCCTAGTCGGTTGGCGGACTTGACTCCTGCATACTTCATTATCTTATCGCTGACAGTACGCAGCTGCTGGTCTCCCCAGCCTCCGTTACTCTGGCGGAAGAGTTCTCCGAAGTGCTGACCCGAGATGCCAAGGTCTGGTGCTCTAAGGGCGTTCTCGTATCCCTCTACTACAATGTTCTCTCCATTGGTTAGGAACATAGACTTGATAGCCGTAGGCATAGCCTTAATGGCAGACATAAACGAGGTGTTGTATCCTGCCGCAGACAGATCACTCAGCTGTAGCGCGGCGTTCTCAGGCGTACCCAAGAGGGCCGCTGACGTAGCAGTACGCATCATCTGTACCCATGGTCCCATGCCCTGCTTGCCGTTGATGGCGAACAGACGCAGGTTGTTGACCAGACGTTCAGCACCAGCTTCGCCTAGCTTCTCGGTGTAGTCCTTGCCGATCTGTGTGATGACAGACTCAGTGAAGCTGTGTACGCTGTTCAAGTCCTTGGTCCCCACCTTAACACCGTACTGCTTAGCCAACGCTAGAGCATCGGCCGTGTCTTCCCACCTGTTCATGAAGCTGTACACTGGGTTGTTAAGAACATTAGACACCTGCTCTTTACTCATCAGTCCAGTCTCACGCGCCTTGGCTGCACCAGACGGAGCTACTCCCTGACGCTGGCCAATCATAGGCTTACCAGCCCCTTCGTTCTTGAAGGTGATAGGCGCATAGCCTCCCTCAAACTTGATGTTAGGGAAGACTTCTTGCAGACTGGCAGACATATCATCGAGCTCTGTACGCATCTGAGCGAATGCCTCGGCAGCCTTGGGGTCAGTCTTAGCTAACTCCTTACCTGCCCAGTCGAGCATAGCCCTCCGTCCACCCTCAGACTTAATGATAGGCATCCCGTCTTTACCCACAGCACCTACGTCTGCGAACCGCTTAGCAGCGATTGGGTTGGCCTCGAATGCCTTGGATAGATTGTCGATGGACTCGTGCGGTAGACGTCCTTCTACGTGTAGCTGCTGCTTAGCGATAGTCGCCTCGGCATCTGCCGCTACTAGCTGACGCGCTTCCTGTCCACCTACTTCAGTCTTGACGTTGGTGTAGAGATCATCCCGCCAGTGGCGCATGTGGGCTGATAGGCGGGACTCCTGATCAAAGCCTTTGTTTGTCAGTGAGCCGTCGGCATTACGCAGAGACTTCTCAGCCTGTAGCGTCTCTTCTATAGCCTTACCGCCCTTCATAAGCACCCCGCCAGCACCGCCAGCAGCTGCACCTATGCCTACCATAAGTGGGTCGATGTCAGAGACGCGCTCACTTAAGCTACCCTCTCCCTCACCTACTTCCCTTACGGCCATCTCAGCAGCACCAATACCACCCTGTACTCCTACGTTCCCAAGGCGTGTAGCCATGTTACCGGGAGCCATAGACAGCTTAGCAGCACCGGGTAGTGCACCCGCTAGGT